GTACACGCAGACCCCATGGTCGAGAACTTTGCGAGTGCAAAGCTTTCAGTCGTCCACTCACCAATGGAAGTTCCATTAATGATGGATCGCGTACGGGATGCATGAAGGGCCCTAAGGAGGGATTTATTTCTCCGAAAAGCTCTTTCTACAAACCAACACGATACACGGTCAGATGCGGCCGACAGGTCGATCGTCGCGTGTGAACGATTATGGGATGCTTTCAGAACCATATCCCGAGAGGGATTCTGGTCCTTAAGAGAAATGCAACTCTTAAGGATTGAGTTCTGAATTCCGTGATTAAGATACGCAAGTATAATCTGCTGACACCATTGGTGTGAAACAGACTCACTAGCAATCAACCTAGGACCTTTTGCGGTCTTTGGTACCATAAGCAACCTAGAAGGTTGTTCATGGTTAATACACGGACGATCAGATTCGTCAACCCAATGCATATGGTCAATAAAAGCCAAATCTGCATATGGGAAAACCTGATCGAGCTTATCAGACCACGATGGAAACGAATATTTCGTCACATCGGCCTTAAGGTCTGATACTGCGCCTGGTCCATGTCTGGCTCGATGAGAATCATGCGAGAAAACACCAAACTGAGTAGCGACTATGTCGCAAACAAAGTGTAGTGCCCGAGCAAAAGTTCTCTGACGAGCTGAGTCAGAAGTTGCTGGAAATCCAGTTTCTCCTGAGGAGTTTTCATTATAAGCAAGATGATCAAAAGAAAGATCATCGAGCCGCGAAAAATCCATGCAATCGTCTCCCCAGTTAAGGGTTGACGGCCGCACCTCACGATCGACTTCGAAGAATTCCGCGATGGCCTTTTCGGCCCTTTTCGTGGAACAGTCACGGCGATATCCTTTGGCAAAATAATACAACTGCCGCAGGAAAGCAATCACCGTAACGTCGGCGTCAGATCGCAGACGACCACTATCTCGCTCAAACACTCTTATCACCAAACCCGAGAGGAATCTCGGAATTGGAGACGTAGGCCACCGATTTGTGCCCAAAGGAAGGGCCGGGGCTACGTAGAAGCCAGAACTCAGGCATTTATCAAAATGCTTTCCGAGTGCTGGGAGGTCTAGGAGAAAGAAACCTAAACCTCGTGTAGAAGCGACAAGGGAGAGACGTAATACATCACGCTCAACCTCTGTAGCGTCCGATGGGTAAGCATCGAGATAGTCCGTAAGGATCGCCTCGAAGACTCCCTGTAGCATATCAACCTCTCTTCTAGACATGGGGAAATACCTTATGTCAGAGGGAGGCTGTTCGACTCACTGTGGCTTACGAGACGGGATCAATAGATCCCGTAAAATCCGTAATCCACTGCACGAGACCTTCGGCCTGATTGAACAGGATCGCGGAGAGAGTCTCGGCAATCGCGATCGAGGACGAGCCATCGGAATTCGGATTGCTCCGGATAACGACATAGGCCTGGTCGATCGAACCCAGCGGATTGGCATCCGTAGGGTAAGTGCGGGCCGTCAGTTCGATATTATGTCGATCTAGCGGAACCGCACCCTTCACACTCTTCTCCTTCGAATGTCGGAATAGAAGCCGATACTCGACGGTTGCAGTGCGAAGGAGGTACTCAGAGGCGCCTCCTCCCTCAGAAATCTGATTGAGGGTACGCTCAGTACCAGCGATAGTTACAGTCAAATCAGCCATGATGCTACTCCTTGTGCATATACTCACTTCACGGAATGTGAGGTGTAGTGGCTAGGTCAAAGGACCCCCGCCACCAGACGATCGATGGGCTCCAAAACGGAAACCATTTTTCGTAGCTATTGCAGCAAGGATCGACAATGTCCGTGCATCTAAAAATGGTACACGGAGCGAGAATGAAGGTTCTCCAGTATGTCTCTCACGAGAGACGGTACTGATAGAGCAAGAACCATGCGAACAAGTAAGCGTTCGCCGAGTAGACATCTCCATCATAATGTAGATGTCCCGAAAGGTCGCAATATTGGAGTTGGAATAGGATTCAATAAATGAACCAAAATCCCCACACCAATCTGCAGCCCACGACCATGGGATTAATTCCCATACGTCACGGAGGTAGCCAACCTTATCCTTATAGGCACTAGTGCCGTTCAGGAGACCCTTTACATAGGGACGGTTGACCTGACCTTGCTCGTTCACGAAATTGAAGGCATCATCACCGGGTAACCAGTGGAGAACGCCCCAAATTTTACATTCAGTATGGATACTGATTGTAGCATCTGGAAAGTAATTCATAAAGTCAATGTCCTGAATATCAGGACCTGACAAGATGAGTTTCTCAGAGCCGCGAAATAAGGTTTTCTTGACTCTAGCCCCACCTTTCTTGGCAAGATTAGAGAGCTCAATTGCTCTCTTATCCGCCAATTCAGTAAAGTGAAACATTTTACTGATATCAGATACTAAGGGAAGAATCCCGAAGTAGACGCCAGCGGCGTCCAGGTCACTATGTGGAACCTTACCATCCTTATGGGATAGAAGTTTCCGACCAGTCTGGAAAAGGTGATCGGGCAAATGTTTTAAATCCTGAAACTCTTCACCAATAAAACTCGGTAAAGAGACCTCTGGACGACCAGGATTAGTCTTGGCAGCCAGAGCCGTCGCGAAAGAATTCGCGAGGTCACGACCTAAGGATTGATAATCATATCCAGCAAGGTCTTGTGGATTTAAAACAACGAGATGGGGTGCGTCTGTATACAGAGGGATGGGTGCACTAAGCACCATGTCCCCCGGTAACCAGTTGATGAACTCCACAGCCCTTCCGGTTGTGGTTTCAGGGAAGAAGGCATTAATGCCCAACCCATTGCCATCATAGAACTGATGAAGAGTGGAAAACTGTGGCCCTATAACTGGGGCTGTTTGTTCACCACAATAATCAGTAAAACGCACTCTGGACGTGGAAATGATATTACGAATACTACCATCCCCGATCCAGTCAGAACGCATGCCTTCAAGGGTATCACCCAGTTGGCGACGAGTTCTATCCATCACGTATTCCTTCACAGAGGGTTAAAGTAAGAGACCTACGTCTCGTAGGGACCCGGAAGGGTCCC